AACATATTCATGCTTGACTATGACAGCGGGTATGAGAATTGCCAGGATGTACCGGACGACATACGATATATCGTCAGACTCCTCGCTGCCTGCACCCTGATGAACATCTATGGGGACGGTAAATTCGCGGCTATAGCGAGCCGGTCAGTATCATTAAACTCGGTACATGAAAGTATCGGGACCACTCTGTCAGCTACGAGTGCTGCGTTCGGTGCCCGTCTGATTGAGTACCGAAAAGAGATTAAGGGCTGGTTCGACCAGAACAGGGCGAAGTACAGCCGGACCATCATAGGGACCCTATGATAACTCAGGACATTACCCAGTGTGACAATAAAGTCACGATTGAGACGGCTGAAAACCTGAACGATGCCAAAGAAAACAATTTCAATGATGGCGAGTACAGCCGTTACTATGTGAACGGGAAGCTGGTTTCTTCTTATATATCAATGATAAAATTTATCGTCGATGAGTCTCAAAAGAATCCTAAAAAGTTTATTCCAGAGAATGCACTGGAGCTTCGAAATCAGATGATCAGCAATCAGTCCTCTGCAATAATGGCAGAGGTAGAAAAGCTGAAGGAATATTATGCATCCCTCGGGACCATACCTCCCGATATGCTGAAAGAGTTAGATAATCTCACCAAAAAAATTGATCTATCCGGAGTCAGGATAAAGGAATAATATGCAATGGGTCAATTTAATAATGAAGGCAAACTAAAAGCACTCACAGTATTCGGGAATCCGGATAGTTTCCAGTCCCTTATCAGGAACCATGGCCAGCTCTGCAAAATCAAACAGGCCCTCATCTGTGCGTGTGCAGCCTCAAACCACGGAAGTGCGGATTTTCTGTGCGAGATATGCGGTGGCGACGGATATGTTTACACATATCAGCGGAACTTTTTTATTGCAGATGAGGACAGCCCTGTTTGCGGTGCGGTCCTCACCCCATACTGGAGCCCTATACTGTCAGTTATCTCGGCCCAAAACATTGCCTCTGAGATTCAGGGTGGAATTACTGACCTCACTGTGAGCTCCTTTACCGATACCGAAATTACACTTTCAGAGGCCCCAGCACTACACGATAAAAAACGAGTGACCTACACGTTTGACGGATGGACCTATGTTGCCTCAGAGAAACTGGTCACGGATGCAACGAATAAAATCATGTATGCGAGCGGGACAGTATACGACGCTGAATATCAGTCCAGCAATCCCCTGGGTGCCTTCGCTGATATCGCTCAAATTATCAAGATATGGAATAATGTTACCGGAGAGGAGCTAACCAGCTATAAATTCGACGGGAAAACCATATCCACGACAAGGCCAATTGTTGATGATCAGATGTATATCGAATACTATAAATCGGACCTTTCTCAGGTGATTAATGCAGACTTGACGACCAGGGACCCTAACGAGGGCTGGACATCTTCGGTGCAGAGTGGTGAGGTCAAAATGGCCTTTTATCCGTTCTGGGACCTTGCGAAGGGAGACCTGATAGTATTGCCAGCCACGGTTCTATGGAGAAATCAAATCCTCCCACACTTGAAGGATCTTGACAAGCTATGGGAACAGGAAATCTTTCAATTGAATAGCGTGATTTTGGATGCCTCGGGGAATACATACGCCAATGGGACGGATTACATCCTACAGGGTAATGCAATCAAGTGGATTGGCTCGAAACCGGCTATAAATGCCGTGATTTCGGTCAGGTATGGGTATAAACCATCGTTTATTGTATTTGAAGATAACCCGCAACCGAATAATTTGGAAAATAAGATATATCCCAAGCTGGTCCTTGCAAAGAGCTGGTCGAAGACCGATAAAGATGAAGTTACGAAGCTGATAATTGGGGCATAAAGAATGGCCACGATAATAACAAAATATAGCGATTATGGCATACATTCTATTGAGTTTTTCATCTCAAAATTAGAGACTGAGATACCCTACAGGGACATGAAGGGCCTCACGAATAGCAAAATAGAGCTCATATCTATTACCAAACAACATCCTCTCGCGACTCTGATGTCGGCACAGCTGAACGAAAACAGAAACCTTGAGGAGCTGCGGGCTAACATATTGCCAGCAATTAGCGTTACTCCAGGCAATCCAACCGAGGAGGGCATGACTCTCGGGCAAAGTTATAAGCCAGAGCTGGTTGACAGTGATTTTATCGCAAAATTGATAGTCTTTTATAATAAAACGAATAAAGAGATCCAACAGGACGTGCTAATTACCAAGGATCAGATTGACCTCATTACAGGGGCCTATAAAAAAGGTGAGACTGGCAGTATAAGGGCTCAGGTCCATGAGTGGAGAAAAAACGACGAAACGAATATAAGCGTGTGGTCCTCATCCCCTGACATTGATGTCCTCATGGCAAACATTCTGGACAGCATCATGAGTGATCTACAGGTAGGTTTCACGGGCGAGGATTCTAAGCTCAGAAATTTCAAATACCGAATAACTCGGGGCCTCACCAATTTTAATTTTGGACGGGTTATTTTCGGGACTGAATTCTCCTTGACTTTTTTAAATACATATAGTAATTATACAATATACAGTGATGACGTATTATCCGGTTTTGAAACTGACTTTACTCTAACAGTCCCAGGTGAATAATTATGGCGAAGAAAAATAGCCTCGAATCAAAAGAAAAAAAAATAAGCCTCAATGAATATCTTGCTGAAAATTCAAGGATGCGGAATCTTGATGGAACGATTTCGAAATGGTACAGAAGGCAGTACAAAACGACCTCGCCAAAAACAAAATCTGAATGGGATGCCATTGTTTCAAAGTTTTTCAATGAAGTAGAATAATTTTTTTAAATGGAGAATAATCATGGCTCAATATTATGATTTTGCGGGAAAACAAATAATAATCCCTGGCTCGTATTCCAAGAGGGAGTTTCCAGTTAATAATGGTGCGGGTGCGGTTACAGGATTGGCTCTTGTCCTCGGGGAAGCGTCAAAGGGTGGAATTCCCTATAATGCATTCACTGAGGTTGAAGATGTTTTAAATGTACTAACGGCCCCAGATCAGGCCCTCGGAGTTTTCGGTGGCGAGACGTTGTATTACGGTGCAGAGAATTATCTGACACCGACGAAAGACGATCGGTTCCAGAAACCTTCTCAGGCCAATTGTATCGTAGTCAATCAGATGACTCAGGCCGTATCAACAATAGTGGCAAGTGCCGTTGATATCATTGATGTCTCATACAAAAAATATGGGACCGATGGAAACACGGCAGCTCATAAAGTTAGCTCAGGATCTACAGTTGGCAAACATGTCCAATTGATCTACAAGGGCGAGGATCTTCTCAAGCAAGATAATGTCAACCTGCCTCTCATGTCGGTAGTTTATACGGGGGCTGCCGTAACGTCAACCATGACGATAACAGCAACGACCCTGGCGACAACATGTGCTGCGGTGGCTGCGGACGATCTTGCAATCACTCTGGCCGATTATTCGGACATGGGAAGTCTTATAAACTATATCAACAACCAAGAAAATTACACTTGTCTCCTAACAGGACAAAGTGATGAGAAAACGAGCGTATTTGATGCGGTAGCGACTCAGGACATCAAGTCTGCGGCCTATGAGTGCCTGGGAATTGTCGAGGCAATCATGAGAGCCCTGAATGCTACGGAAGCGGTCACTGCGACACTCACTGCGGCAGCGGCAAGAACTGTGCCAAGCGATGCAGCGGAATTTACATATTTCACGGGTGGTACAGTGGATGCGGCGACAACAGCGGACTGGACAGCGGTGCTGGTCAAGCTTGAGGAGTATGACCTCAATGGACTGGTTATAATGTCCGGGAGTGAGACTATTCATGCACTCGTCGAAGATCATTGCCGAAGGATGAATGCGGTCGAGGGCAAGATGTACAGGCAGGCCATAACAGGTGCCGGAAGTGCTGTCAATACTAAGGCTCTCCGGATTGCAGAGATGAAATCTCTCAATTCAGCGTACATTGAATATTGTGTGAGCCCATTCAAGCGATATGATTTCGTTAATAAAGAAGTGCCAACATCGGATTTTGACCCCTTTTACCTTGCTCCATTGGTTGCGGGACTGAGATTCGCCAATAATGTCGGGATGGACGTTGTATTTAAGTATCTGAATGTCCTTTCGACCCCAAAAGTGGCGTATTTGGACCAAAAAGATTATGCAGCAGCAGGGGCAACTTTAATTCAGAAAACCACGAACGTGAATAATATCAATAACTTTGAAATCAAAGTGAACAATTCAACATACCAGGGGTCTCAGGTTACGAGGACTAACCCGTCAGTCGTGTATGAAATCAATGTTCTCACGAAGGATTTCGAAGAACGTCTCACCGAACAGCTCAGAGCTCTTGACACTGTTGCAAATGCAGTAATTATTTCAACCATCCAGAACTGGATTACGACCTACCTTTTCCCATATTATCGGGACACGAAGGGTTGGATTACAGACACTCTGGAAGGGCAAAAGGCATTCGACAATGTAAGTTTCTCCCAAGATGGTGAGACTTTTACAACTACGGCAACACTCACGATGAGCGTTACACCGAGATTCGCCTTTAATTTCATGACATTTATTGTCCCAGGGCAAACCATATAAGGAGGACTCACAATGGCATTTAGAATAGCCGGAACACCAGAAGGACCCGTCGGGAGTGGCATAGATACTTTTATCATGCAAGATAATACTATCTTGGCTTACAGTACGGATCTTCAGGTCACAGAAGATTACATGTTGGAAGGAATTCAGAGCCTCGGTTATTACGGGTTTAGAGATTTTCTCAGCATGGGATATAGCTGTGATTTCACAATGGGAACTTTCCTCCTCAGAGGTGCTGATATCGCGGGTAGCGTTTCGATGCCAGGATGGACTTCCTCGGGAAATAATAATATAAACTCGGCTGGACTCTACACCTTCACGGGGCTCGACGTTCATACTTTGACCGTCCTGTTTACAGTCATCGGTGCCAAGTACGGTGGCGGGGATCTCTCAATCGCACAGGGATCACTGATGAGTCGCCAGACAAGATGGAAATCGAGGATGTTACTTCCAGGATTAGCTACTTCATAATAGTATTTTCGATAAGGTTAAAATGTTTGGGGTTATTCATTTAATTCCAAACATTTTAACCTTATAATATTTTTATAAATCATCTCCCAATATCCGCGTTTACGATTACTTATTGCATGGCATGATTTACATAAAGTTATTAAATTGCTTTCGCAAGAATTTTTCTTATTATAATCTATATGATGAACATCCCCATTTTTGATTTTTTTATTACAATCAGTATTTTGACAAGTATTATGATCTCGGGTACGTATTTTTTCTTTTAAAGACTTGTCGAACTTAACACAATAAGGTTCATAAGAAATGCCCCCTTGCCAATTAGTGCAATTTTCTTTGTTCTCAAACCTTTTTTTTGCTTTTTTAGATAAAACTTCTCTTGTCTCCTCTGAGTGCTTTTTCCCATACATGGGATTGTTTTCTCCCTTAGAAGCTTTGTTTCTTATGTTTGACTCTGACAGTTTCCTTTTATGTTCTTCTGATTTTGGGATTCCTATCTTCACTTTAGATTTTTTAGCTCGAGTATCTAAAGAATCAGGTGGTCTTTTTTTTTGAGATATAGACATCTTTCGCTTTGTTTCCTCTGAGTGCTTCTTTCCATACATAGGATTGTTTTTTCCAGTCGACATCTTTGAGAACATCTTCCTGTATTTATCTTGTTTCATGTGATTTCTGTCGCCAGCATAAACTCCCTTTAAATTTTTTGATATTTTTTCTCTTACCTCAGGTCTTTTGGCTGGGTTGTTATCGCCTCTCATTCTCTCCTTAAATGATTCATTTTGAGAGGGATTATTAAGCCTTATATGATGATGGTTTATGAAATCATTATAAGTCCCATTACGCTTTTTGGCTACTGGTTCTCCGCAACCACACTTACACAGTTTAATTTTTTTATCATTCATGCGAACCATCGTGTATGTTTATTCATAAAATTTCAACATATTTTTTATGATTGACAAAAAATAGTTATTAGACTAAATTATTTTTTAATCTAATAAAGGAAAAAAATTATGAATTTGCTGAATTTAGAAGATGATAAAATTAAATCCGTCAAAGTAAAAGGCCATGATTTTAAAATTCGTTGGATGTCACCGCTCGACAGGGTTCGTATCACCCAAAAAAGAATTGGGTTGCAAAACGGAAACCCTGTCGAGTCGTTGACCCAAGACGATTTCGCTTTTTATGAGAACATCGCAACGGTGGACACTTGTATAGAGGAACATCCGAAACAATTTCCCTCTCACGAAAGTTGTGTTAATTGGCCGGATATAGAAATGATCAATAAATTGGCCCAAGAGATACGGACCCACACAAGCTCTCTTGAAGAGAAATTAAAAAAAAATAGACCTATTGAAGGAAGCGACTGACCAGAAATATCTTGTTGACGGCTTCATGCTCAAACACTTCGAGATATGGCCAATAGGGGTAGACAAGAATAATTTATTCGATAAGCAAAAAGTTTTCTTGATGTACCTGATGGGGAGTATCCCGAGTGTCGAGGACTGGTCCTCACAGATGGATTACGAGAGGAAATTGCTCAACATCCAGTCCATAAATCGGGTTGACATTGAAGATTCTGACATTGATATGGCAAAATTGCAAGGCAGGGATATCAGGGAATTAAAAGCTGAAAGATTGAAGCTCCATATCAAGGCTAAGATATTGGAATTGAATAAATCTTTCGGGATACCAGAAGATGAAGATGACGAGCGGGATGTCGAAAAAGATATTCCTACTGTTCCTAAAACCCCACCAGCGATGGGGAGTCAGGGACGACAGGCAGCATTATTCGATCTACTCAATGGCAAGAAGGACATAGGACAGGACAGTGGATTACAAGATAAAATTTGAATACAAGGGCATGGGCAAGCAAGCTGCGGGCATTCGTCAGCGAGCCATTAAATCCCAGCAGGGTGCTGGTAAAGCGGCCTCCGGCACCGGAAAAGCCCGAGATTCGGCCCGATCAATAAAGACCCTCAACAGCACTATCCAGAAGCTAATTGCATCAAACAAGAGCCTCGAAAATGCCTTTAAGCGGGGTAGCGGGGGCGGTGGTGGGGGGCGAGGCAGTGGCGGCGGTGGTGGGGGGCGAGGCAGTGGATCTTCCGGATTCGGGAGAATCGGTGCCTCGATACCTATAGTCGGTGCAGCGATAGCAGCCCTTGGATTTGCAATATCGAAGATAAACCAGATAGGGAATGCTTATATAGGACTGGCAGGGCAACAGCTCGGGGATGTAGGTACCTCTGGTGGTGGTCGTAGTGGGTTCGGCCTCCGAGGCGGTTCTGGGGTCTATAAATCAGCAGAAATGAGTGCGGGAATGAAAGCCTATGCTCAATCTACCGGAAGATTCGAGCGTGGGGCAGCGAATCGTGACGCAATGAATGTCGGAGCAATATACGGCCTGTCATCTACTCAGGTCATGGGGCAAGCGGGAACCATGACTCGTGCGGGACTCGATTATGGCCGTGTGGCTGCCCAGGGTGCAGGGGTACAGGTCGGAGGTAGGAGCGTTCAGTCTGAATTGCCAGCCCTTTTGTCAGGTGTCGCAGGGCTCATGGAAGAGTCAATAAGGGCCGGAATAAATACCTCCAATATGTCTCAGGACATCGGGGAAGAAATAGCCGTTATGGCGATGATGACCCCTGGCCAAAGTGTCGAGGCTGCCATGGGATCTATAAGGAATTTTCAGGGTACTCAATCCAGCGTGGCCCGTGGCCAGATGGGCACAATGGATAGCATGTACACGGCCCAGGCGACTCGTGATATATTGATGGAAAATTTAGCCGACCCTGAGTACGTTGCAAGATTGCAAAAAAATAGAGTAATAAGCGAACGACAGGCCACGGCAATCGGTCGAAGTGGACATTATCAAGGCAGTTACCAAGACCTCCAGAGGACCATTGGGGATGCCGGTGCTTATGAATTGCTTCGCATGACAGCAGCCGAGACAAGCACTCCAGAACTGCAAAACCGAATGGTTCAGGGACTCCAGGCCACTTATGGGACATCGGACGAATCGAGGCAAAGGGTATCGGCAATAATGGCGGGGCAAGGGTCCTCCATTACAGCAGAACAGCTTCGTCCAGCATGGAGAATCGCGAGGGGTGACGTAGTTTCTCAAGAGGGAGCCGAGGCTCGTGGGAGAAGTGCAAATGCTTCCAGGGCACGAGGTGTAACAGGAAGTAGTGCTGGTTCATCAAGGACTCGGGAAATTGGAAGAGAAAACCTTGTTTTTCAGTACGGAGCGAGTTTTGCAAAAGTCTCTTTGCAAATGGAAGAAGCGATGTTGACGATAGCCCATACGGCAGCCCCAGTAGCGATAGCCGGTATCAATGCCGTCGGAACGGCTACAACAGCACTTTCATCCTGCTTGACTGGATTGGCAGCAAAAATAAGTGCTGCGACTGATTCGTCTGGGAGTTTTAGTATTTGGAAATTCATGACAGGGGAATAAATGGCAACAGAAGTCCTGAATTATAAGAAAGTCCTGAATTATAAGAAGAAAATAATATTCAATGCTGGTCTTGAGGCATCTCTTGAGTATGCTAACCCGACGACCAATGCAGTGACCGATATTCAGCTATTGTTCAGCCCTTTCGGGCTCCCTTTCGTCCCTATTGAGATAGTGGGCACGAATGTCAATGCCATTATATCGAGTCTCACGACGAATACTGACCGGAATAATGCTGATGGCCTCGTGTCAGTGACAATTGTCCCCGATAGGGACATGGTTCAGAGAATTGTTGATATTATCAATAAATACTCGAAAAACCTTTACTCGAAAATATGGGGGGCTCTCGGGGTTGACCTTGAGGATCTTTTCAAGCCAATGACGCTCTGTCAATTGTGGATCAATGGGTACCATATCACGACGATGAATGTCAGGTCATGCATGAAATCATCCAAGCCGTCTAATGACGGTTTCGATGTTTCCTACACCATAGCCTTTGATGGACTCGGGAACATGTATAATCAGAATACGGTGTCCATGGATATGATTAAGCAGGACGGTATGCAGAAGCAGATCGCCGATGCCCTGCAAACTGCCTTGGCTTCTGTGGCTACGATAAAGGGCGTATCGTTAGCCGTCGGGATACAGTCACTCATAAATGCTTTTTTGGTTACGACTCTCGACCAGGGGGTGTCTATGTCGGACGGGTTTCCGCTGGCTTTCAGGCTCCTTGCCCTGCCCAATCCTTTGGGCGGTATCGCCAATGTATCTTTTGCAAATAATATAACAGTAGACCAGAATCTTTTCAAAATAAATTCATCGAGCAATGGCCAGCAGTCTTTATGGGCATTCCTTAAAAACTTTGTCCCGTCTCCATGGATGGAATTTTTCACGGAGCCTGGGGGTCGGACCATGGTTACGGAGGCCATTGGGGCACCAAGTTTTCTCTTCCCAGGGTTCAATTATGTGGTGGCAAGGTCGGTGCCTTATAGCAATCCATTACTCGGGACCGTCAGCCCAGCACTCCTTAGAGAGACTCTGCCTTTTGACCTCGGGACTATTCAGATGCTCCTCGGTGGTGATTTCGTTATAATTACAGACGATATGATTGAGGAGAAAAACCTCGGGGTGGATGGTACCAATCAGAGCACTGTCTTTCATGCCAATTATACCTCGGGCGGTGCGACTCAGGCCCCAGATTTTGTAACGCGGGGCATAAAATCTATCGGGCCTCTTAACCCTTTTGCGAGCGGGGGCATTCCTACTTTCGGCATACGAGAGATGTTTCAAAACATTGACAGCACGAATATGCTCGGACTCGGATCGGCCCTTAGTTATGCGGAGAGGATTGCAAAAAACTTTTTTGGGCTGCCCTTCAATTTACTCTCTAAAAATGCACTGGCAAATCTTCTTGCGGTATGGTTCAGGAACCAATCAAGGTTCAGAGAGGGCTCCGTGGTAATTAAGGGGATGCCTTATGCGAGACGGGGGATGTATTGCCTTTATTTGCCGTCGCTTTCCGGTAAAAAATCAGACAATATCAGGGATATCGGGATATATTACATCGATTCCCTCATGCATAATTATTCCCTCGGAAATGACTCGGTATCTTTCAAGACAACATTGAACTTAATCAGGGGGGTCCCATTGCCGATGACAGTGGCCCAGACGGCCCTATTGCTCTTTGATTTCGAGGTATTGCCCCCGATGACCGGTATTGCAGACGGGGAGTACACAGTCCTTAAAAATCTCAGAAGGGGCCTTCGGGTAGGATAAAACCATGGGGATGAGACAAGCTAAAATAGCCAAAAACCTGGGCCGTGACACTCATGTCAGGGACCATTCAGTCGATATTTTCAGGGGTCCCAATCATAACACGACCCAAATGATCATCGGAGAGGTCCTTATCCCTGAACCGGAGCCGATATTTAGGCAGAATATGGTCACGGTCCAATTGGCTCGGGGCGGGAATATAACCGATGTGGCATACCCTGGGGCATTTATTGACCCCGTTACGGGGAATTTGCATGGATCTTACGAGGGCCCTCACCCTGGTCAGATGGTTGTTGTGGGATTCGAGAATGGGAATGTCAACACTCCTTTCGTGGTTAACCGGTATCCTTATCAGGGTGTGGGGAATACTCTCACAGAAGCCAAGTATATCAGCCCATTGACGAGAAAGGGATTCCACTCCTCCGATGTCCTAATGGGGCACCTCTCGGGGTCGTATTTGGCTTTTAATACCGGTATTCTACCATCAACACAATTGCCTGGGAGCGTGAGCCTTCACGGGGTTACTGATGTAAATATTGATAGCACTACGAATATATTGCTTGATGCCCTGGTATCGGCAGAGGTCAAGGGTGCGGTTGCGAAATTGACCGGCACAACATCGGCACTGGTAACAGCAGCCGACGTGAACATGAAATCGTCCCTCGGGGGCGAGGTCGATGTCGCGGCACTGATTAAAGTTAAAAATTCGGCTCAGTCCATGAAAACACTTATCGATGCATTGATAGATGTCGTCTCAGGATTGACAACTACAAATTGTGCAGTGGGTGCTCCGGTAGCATTGAGCCCAGCAACGATAGCATTATTGGCAGCCGAAAAGGCAAAGTGGGCACTCCTTTTGGCCACATAAATTACTGATTGACAAATAGGCATAGGTTGCACATAATATTGTTTTGAATCTAAAGGGTATAATAACGAGATGAATCTTCCGACACTTATAAAACACCTTTACGGAACCGTCGCTTTTACAGGGCTCCACAGTTTTGAGTTCGTTGATCGGAACAGGACCACGATAACCGAAATATTCTTTATGATGCCTCCGAAGTCGAAGTCTACTTCAGAGGGCACAAGATCCTCGACCAGCCCGACACTTTCAGGGAACTATAATAACGATGCTGGTAATTCCACGAAGCAGGTTAATCTTTCAGGCAGTCTTTATTTCCCGATAATTGGGAGCCCTGATAACCCGATTGCTCCGGACCCCTCTCAGTTAGAGAACACCATCGACGGCATGAACGAGTTCTTTAAGATGCGATGGATGCTCGTCAGGTACCGAGATTACACGATGACGAGAAAGGCCAGGATGACGGTACCCACAGATGTCATGAGCTTCAGCCCCGAAATCGACGTGTTGTACTCAAAGGTCGCGGGTAAAGTCAGTCGGAAAATCGGGGCGTTGTATGATGAGATACAATTGATTTACCATGATTATGATATGGACGATCATTTCTATTGCAGAGTGGACAAATTTACGGGGAGCCAGTCTGACGATAAACTTTTTGCACTCAATTACACGATATCCCTTGAATTGACAGAGCCGGACAACAGGCAGGCGGAGAGTCAGGTCTCTGCTGTCAGGGCCCCCGTGAACCAGGAGATCGATTCCATAAATAGCAATTTACAGAATATTGACTTTTCGGAGTCTTTCACGGCGGTTCAGACCGATATACAGTATAATTCTGATTTCATATCAGAGGCGGTGTCCGTTGAAGACACGATTGAGTATATAAACACCGAGAATGAGAGCATTCAGGCGGGTAAAGAGACTCCCTCTACAAATTTGCCCTTATATGCAACGGATATATTGGCCTCTGTCGCTACATTGCAGTCACTCTTCACATCGACATTCTTATCGGCTGCACAGCAGGCGCTATATGCCACGGGGGACCTTACCCTTGATGATGTCCTGAGTGCCGACATGGTGTCATTCTACAACACTCTTCAAAAGGTCGAGATCCAGACGAAACTTATTGTGGGAATTTTGGCATCAATAGTCCAGCAGGATGAGGTCCGGTATTATTCAGATGCCGATGATTACAAACTAACCACGGACCAATTCGACACGGGGGACGAGAGTAAGGTCGCAAGCGACATTACTTTCTACTATTATACCGTCATGGACGGGGACACTTCAAGGCTCGTTGCACAGAGGGAGCTCGGGGACAGTGAATTATTTGTAAGCATACTGAAATTGAATAACATCCTTGATAATGATTTTATCGAGGGCACACTGGTAGGGACAAAAATTAAGATACCTCTGCAATTCGGCACCATAACGAGGAGCGACGACAATTTAGTTTATGAGTCAGATCAGACGGACATTGAAAAGTTCTTGTACGGGACCGACATTGCAACAGGAATAAATAATGAACTATTAGTATCGTCAACGGGCGACGTGCTTGAGACGGTGGGTGTAGATAATGCATTCGATAACATTGAAACCAGAATTGAAAACAACAAGGGGTCCCTGAATGTTTTTTCTCCTGATTGGGGAACCATTGCAATTGATGAGAGCAATGCACCCCTGCTGGTCAAGATCAATAGATATTTGACAGACTTGGTGAATCAAATACAATCAGATCCCAGGGTGGAATCTGTAAAAATGGATATGAGCAAGCTGGAATGGGACGGCGAAAAACTTTCAACGTCATCAAAGGTTTATTTTATTGGGACTGAAGAAACTCGTGAGGTTAATATATAATGTCAACGATTCTCGACGTATATACCGCAGATCAACTCAAGGACATGTACAGGCTGCAAATCATTGCCGATGCCGTGGGGATAACGGATTTCAATGAAGGCTCAAAGATTAAGTCGATTGTTGATGCCAATTCGAGTATAATTTCCACTATTTCCATGGACCATAAAGAGGCCATTTATCGGGCTATTCCGGTTGCATTGTATCAAGGGTTCGGGTTTACGAAAACGGATGCTCTGTCAGCGACAGGATACATGAGGCCCTACCGGAAACCGGCGTTATGGGTGAAATACACGGGAGCGGGGACAGCAGCCGAAATAACATCTACGAGTCTATTGATTGCAGCAGCCGTGACGGGAGCCCCTACGGATGCATTCTCTTTTGATTATGCGACATATACGCAAACCAGTGATATAGTGACACAGATTGATGCTCTCACGAATTGGAGTGCAACACTGGTCAGTGATGTCAGCTCCGACACATTGTATCAATACACGGCCAAAGAGGCGGTTGGGGCAACCAATTACCTCTACGGGGACGGACTCGACATCATGTTAGCCACGGCAACAGCAGTATCCATACTGACAGGGTATTCGGTCACGGTAGATGATATGCTGGTCGTTACCACGGCAGACGGCACACTATCGGCAGGCGAATCAGGGGTACAGATACTTTCCGAGGTGCAGACCACAGGATTACTCGGAAATCTTGCAATAAATGCCATTGATACCGTCAATGGTAAGGGATACATCAACTCGGTCCTTGCGGGGGTAGAACATGTCATAAATGACGGGGCCTTCTCGGGTGGTGCTACTGCCGAAACGGACGACGAAAGGAAGATCCGGTTCTCAGAGTCAGTGAGCTCTCTGAATGCAGGGACTAAAAACGGCATTATTTCGGCAATTAGGGCGATTAGCGGGATCAGATCCGTCGGGATGAGGACCAGTTATCCTTTCAGGGGCACGAATGCTATTGTAGTTGATAATGGGTCGGGTGCCTTGAGTGCGGCCTTGGTTACTTCCATTGAAAAGGTTCTTTACGGGGACCCGAACGATTTAGCAAATTACCCTGGAAAGAATGCCGAGGGCATTGGATACACGATAATTGCACCGACGATTGTGGATACCTCGATTTCAATCACGGCATATCGGCTACAGAATGTAAATGTTGACTTGACTGAGATTCAGATGGATGTTCAAACTGCAATCGAGCAATATGTAAACACGAGGCCCCTGGGTGGGGACGTTGTTTTGAGTGAGGTTGTCCGTGTGGGAAAAAATGCGAATGCGGCCTGTTATGACTTTCGAGTCACGAGTCCAGCGAATAACGTGACAATTATCGAGAATGAATTTTCTAAAACTGGAGCTGGAACGACGGGAGTTATAACAGTGACCATGGCAATAGTGACCTCGATATGAACATTATTTCAACATTAAATGATAATTTATCCGCTATATTCGACATAGATGATGACCCTCTCTACAAGAGTCTTATTTGTGATCAGGACGGGACAATACCGACTACGATCACGAAACCGACGGATATTGATATCGGAGCAATTGCCAGTCAAATAGAATATTTGAGGCGGTTGTCCATCGACCTTATCACTCAAATGAGAGTGGATTTAGCTGAAGGCGATTTCCTGGAATATACTCTTGAGGAGTTTTTTGCATCATTGAGGGCCGAGAGTGAAACCGATTCCGCATGGGTGCAGAGGACCATTGACTTAGTGCTACAGCCAAAGGTTTCATGGGCTTCACTGATTATCGCATTGAGGCCCTACTCGTCGGTCGAGCCGGTCATACAACGGAATGTTACGCAAAGTGCCTTTGCTGATTTTTCCTATGCGGACATCTATGTAGCTGATGAAGTTATCTTCGGCGGGGAGACAGTCTTTGTACTGCCAGCGATTGCAGAAGAGGATCAATCATCATATTTCTCAATCAAAGTGATTCTATGGGACACCCTGTCGTCTGATTATTATAATGTCACGAATCTTTTGGATGCAATCATAGCAGCCGGAATATCATATACTGTCCAGATCAATTTTACATAATGGGAATGGTTTTTAAATGAGAGATATACGATACATGAATTTTGTCTCCGGTCAGAAGATCGAGAATGACGAGGTTATGAAACGACTCGGGGAACTTTGTTATCGTAACATCGGGAATCTCATGAGGATTTCATTATTCGACTCGGGCAAGGCTATTATCACGGGGGATGGACTCAGGGTCGAGACATCTTCAGGGATGACAATCAACGTCCCTTCAGGTCTCACGGCACAGAGGACCGAGGACATGGCGATTTTGCCTTGTATTCAGACCGAGGCCCAGACAATTACCCTTGATGCGGCTTCTGGGTTCTCCAGAATCGATACCATTGAGGCTCAGGTAAAGACGGTTACGGACAAGAATGATACTGCCCAGGTGGCCGTGGTTTCTGGTGGGTCCTCGGTTGTAATAACAAATACTGCGATAAAAAGAGATGTAAAATATTATTTAGCGGTCCAGAAAAAGACCGGAGTAACAGCATTGACCGCCGCAACAGCAGCAACAGTCACGGGGACGGCTGATTTATCGTCTCCAAT